TAATCTGGAAGGTGGAGCAGCAAGGGCAAGTGAAATATTAACAAAGGCTTTGTTAGGGGAGAGAGATTCGCTTGTTGCTTTAGGTGTAAAGGTTTTGCAGGAGGATTTAAATGCAAGAGTTTTATTAAATACAAAACAAGGATTAGTTTTTGAAACAGAAAGACAGGCTGAGGCTTATGCAACATTAGAGTTAGTCCAAGAGCAAAGCACAAATGCAATGGGGGATTATGCAAGGACATCAGAATCAACAGCAAATGTTATGAGGGCTTTCAAGGAGCAAGTTATTGTTTTAGCGGAAGAATTCGGGGAAAATTTATTGCCAGCCTTTACTAACATATTGGCAAAGGTGATTGAGGGCATTCAATGGTTTGGAAGTCTTGACGAATCAACTCAAGGCTATATTTTAACAACTGGTTTATTAGTGGCGGCACTTGGGCCTCTAATATTTGCAATTGGTGCAGTCACAACTGCGGTGAAAGCATTAGGGGTTGCATTATTATGGCTTAATGCCAATCCTATTGCCCTTGTTATAATTGCAATTGTTGCAATTGGTTCTGCTGGATATAAGCTAATAACAGACTGGGAAGAAATCAAAATTGGATGGATATTTATATTTCAACAGATGCATGATGCTGTTTGGAGTTTTGGCGGTGCTATAAAAGAGAATTTTAAGATTTGGGGCGAGTGGATTGATACAATTATAAATAAATTGGTGGCATTACAGAAGAAAGCACAAGCCGCCTTTGAGTCTTTATCGCAAGGGATAGGAAGAAAGCTAGATTTAAAGCAGTATTTTGCTGATGGTGGCTTAGTTAAGCCTGTTTATGCGGCAGAGGGATTCCCTAAAAGGGGGACTGATACTGTTCCTGCAATGTTGACACCTGGCGAAGTTGTTTTAAATGCTTCACAACAGAAAAATGTTGCTGGAAAATTAGGTGGTGGCGTGACTAATATTTTCAATTTTAGTGGGACAATATCAAGTGCGGAAGTTGCCGAAGAATATGCAGATGTTATTGTTAAACAATTACAATTATATAGCAAAGTAGTTTAATGCTTTATTTAGAAATCAATAGTTTGGATCGGACTGCTGATCTGGAACATAAAAAATTCAAAATACAAAATCAGCTTCACCAAAGGGCTGATACTTTAAAAATAACAATCTTTCAAGGGGCTAAGCCTAGCGAAAACCAAGAGGTGCGAATGTTTCGGGGGGATGTAATTGAAAGTGCTGCTGGTGCTGTGATTACTTTAAAAGGGTATTACAATACTGGTTTAAATATGTTTTATGAGGGGCAAGAGCTAAAAGTTAGGATTGGAGAAACTGACGAAGAAGATGTTGAAGTGTTAAGCGTTGATGAAGCCGCTTTGACTGTCACATTAACCGCTACACCAGATGCCGCATTAAGTGATGGGGATGTTTTAGGTGCTATTATTTTTGGGGGGAATGTTTCCAGAGTGGATCAAGTGAATGTTGAAGTGCTGGAAAATCTTGAATATGTGGTGGAGTGCGTTGACTACAACCATGTTTTTAATAAAAAAGTTATTTCTGACACATGGGAGGATCGGGACTCAAAATATATAATAAATGACTTTTGCAATACAACTGTAAATAGGAATCAAGTTTTTGATGCTATGAATTATGCAAGCGATTTAGCGATACAAACTGCATGGGATGAAACAAGTGACGGAGATAATCCAACAACGGACACTTCTGCATATCGTGAAGGTTCTGCGAGTGGCGATTTTTCTTGGACTTTTTCTGCAGGGACAGCGATTTTCACAGAAACAATTGGATCTGCTGTGGATGTTTCTAGCTATATGGGAGTTTCTACAGGGACACCAACAAAGGGTAAAGTCGGGTTTTGGTATAAGTGTTTGGATTACACAAAAATAACATCTATAAGCGTAAAAATTGGGAGTGATTCCTCAAACTATAAATCTTATAATCTTACACCTACAAGCAATGATTGGGCGTATTTTGTTGTTGACATGGATAATCCTGATGCAAGTGCAGGGACAGCCGACTGGACTGTGTTTGATTGGGTTCAATTCTCAATAGTAGAAACAGCAGACAGTAGTATTCAAATTGATGGCATAAGAATTATGGACAATAATTTTTTCAGATTTTATCCTTATGTTGAAGAAACAACGGAATTTGATGATATAAGAAGTCCTCAACTAGAGCCTGTGAAACTTATGGAGAGGCTTGCAAAGACATTCCAATACCTTTGGTATATTGACTATAATAGGTATATACATTTTAACGCAGAAGAAACAGACGATTCGCCTATTTCTTTAACAGATTCTTCCGATAATTTTTCGGATCTTTCCCTAGCTGTTGATCAAAGCCAATTAGGAAATAGGATAATAGTGAGAGGTGGAGAAAAGACTTCGGATAATATTACAAGACAAGCTATGTCCGGTGATGATGCTTTGAGGACTTGGCTATTGAAGAATAAATTTGCAGGGCTTATTGTTAAGGTTGCAGATGGAACAGATAATCATGCTGCGGAGGTTGGAACAAATACAACTAATATTAAAATAACAGGGCATGGGGTTGATGAAGGGTATTTTTTAGTGAATACGGATCGGGACAATGCTGTTAGAGAGGTTTTGGCTAGGGTGGATGATGATAACCTCACAGTTGAAGCTATCGCCTCGCAAACAGACGGAGATAATATTGATCTTGCGACTGTTGCAAAGGATGTCGGGATTGAGGGATTGATTGATGAAGCAACTGTTGACTATGTTTATAATTCTAACGAAAAATCTGTTAGGGCAACGGATAGTGAAAGCACTTTGCTGTTCGGGCAAGCTATTGCTTTTGAGTATTATGAGAGAGTTCCAATACAAGTCCAATATCAAGATGGGGGAAGTGTAACTGCGTTAAAAGCTCTCGGAATTGGTGATGGGATTTTTGATTTAGATCCTTATACAGATAGAAATATACAAGATGTTTCAACTGCAATTGCTATTGCACAGGCTCAAGTTTCTACATATTCAAATCCTGTAATTGAAGGGGGTTTTGATACTAATTATCATGGAATAAAAGCGGGACAGATTATACATATTGAGGATTCGGTGCGAGGTGTAAACGAAAGTTATGCTGTGCAGAAGGTTTCAGTCCGACCTATTGAAAGCCAAACAGGCGATCTATTTAGATACTCAGTGACCTTTGGAACAACTTTGTTTGGCATAATAGAGTTCTTCCAGAAGTTATTAGCCACAAAAGATTCTATTGAGCTGAATGTGGATGATGTAGTGGAAACTTATGTAACAGGGGACGAAACTGTGGAGAGTTCGGATGCTAATTCTGCAATTGCTGGTGGTGGGGATGAGAGAGCCACTATAGCAGAAACGGTTGAAAGCTCGGATGTGAACCAAGCGGTTGAGTTTGATGCTGGAACTTGGAGATTTGAGCCGAATGGAGTTGGGCAGACTTTAGAATCAAGGTTTAATTTGGCAGACTTCGGATAAAAAGCTATAATATAATAGTAATAATACATTATGGAAAATCAAGATTTACTCACATTGAAGGGCAAACACATAATTACAATTTGTGATGCCACAAGTTATGGGGCAAAGGTGCTTCAAGGTAGAATTGAAAAAGCTATAAATAAGAGGAAAGAACTATTGGCTCAAGTCCAACAAATGACTGTGGAGGAAGCAAAGAAGAAAGCGAAATGGATTGAAAAGAAGCTGAACGGCTATCACAGTTGGTATAAATTTTGGCTTGAAACTCTTAATAGGAATTATGCGAAGAGGAAAGAAATTGTTTATAATATTACAACAACAGTGGGAAGAACTGTCCTAGCTCAAAGATTATCAGGAACAACAACCTATACAGGAACAGTTGACTACACAGCTTTAGGATCTGATAACACAGCACCAGTTGTTGGGGATGCGACTTTAGGGGCAGAAGTTTACAGAAAATCCTTGAGTTCGGGGGCTAATCTAGCGAATGTTGCTTATCTGGAAACCTTTTTCACAGCAACAGAAGATACAGGAACTTACGAAGAATATGGAATGTTTATTGACGGAGGTGCAGGAGCAGACACAGGACAATTATTTAACAGATTCATTTCTAGCATTACAAAGTCAGCAACAGAAACTTTAAATGTGCAATCAATTATAACTTTTAATGACGCTTAATTATGGCAACAAATCTTGATTCATCAGTCGTTGCAAATGGTGATATTATCACAGCAGCACAAAGAAATGCTTTACGAAAAGACTTGATAAAGAATGCAGGTGATTTTGAAGTGGCAGGAGGGACAGGTGATGTGCTTACTCTAGCGATTGATACTGCATACATAGCTTATGCTTCGGGTGATGTTGTTAAATTTAAAGCGAGTGCGGCTAATACAGGCGCAGTCACTATCAATGTGAATTCAATAGGTGTTGTGAGTATTCTTCGAATAGATGGTAATGAGCTTATTGGCGGGGACTTAGTTTCGGGTGCGGTTTATTCTGTTCTTTGTGATGGCACAAACTTCAGATTACAGTCACAACCTAATGCTTTCAGCTCTGATTATCTTTTTGAACTCGATGAGGATTTATCAAAAACTGATCCAATGTGCTTGAATTCTTCTGGGAATATTGATGCTTTAAAATATTCTGACATAGACGATTTTGTAACTGGTGCTGATCTTGACGGCACAGGAAATTCAGTAAATAAAACAATAAAGGGTGACAAAGTGGCTGGCGAAAATGTATTTGCAACAATTATTACAAACTATGCTCAGGTTAGCATAAGGGTGCATGAAAGGAATCCTGATACTGGAGTTATAACAAGCGGAACTGCAACATTGATAACGGCTGCACCTACAACTGGAGATTGTGATGTTACATACATTGCAGACTATAGAATTTTTGTTTGTTATGTTGATGATGATGATGATTTGATTGGAAAGATTTACAGCGTAGATCCAACAACACTAGCTTTAACGCTTGAAGATACTGAAACAATTTATACTGATGGCACAATCATAGTAAATAATTGTGCATCTTGTTTACATTCTGCTGATACAATTGCAATTTCGTTTGTGCTTGATGATGATGATGTTGAACTGGCGGCTATAAATACGACAAGCGACACTTTTGCAAACTTGAATGTTCACCACATTCTAACGGTAAATGGTTTTGGCACATCTGGCGCTTTAGGTGGATGC